TCTTCTGCACCAAGTAGTCCATCTTCAGGTGACTTATGGTATGACTCAAGTGCTAATACATTAAAGTTTTATACAGGCTCAACATGGGCTGCAATTAGTGCTGGAATCTCTAGTATAGCTGGTGATACTTCACCACAACTTGGTGGTGCGTTAGATGGACAAAATAACAACATGACAAACATAGGCACTATTTCTGGTGCGAATTTACAAATTGACTTTGGAGGTCTTTAAATGAGTAAGAAACTACAACTACGAGGTGGAACGACCTCCCAACATAATTCCTTTACTGGAGCTATCCGAGAGGTAACAGTTGACACAAATAAAGACACTTTAGTAGTCCATGATGGCTCTACTCAAGGTGGCTTTGCTTTACCTAGAACTGGTGCGGAAATATCAGCTTTAGTTACTATTGCTAATGATGCAGTTACAGAGGCTAAGTTAAATTTAATATCAACATCAAGTGTTCCTTCACTAGAAGCTAAAGGAACATCCGGTTCAACTTCAGGTTATATAAAATTAAATTGTTCTGAAAACTCACATGGTATTAAACTTTTAGGGCCACCTCATTCAGCAAGTGCAAACTACACTTTAACATTTCCTAATAATGATGGCGATGCTAACCAGGTATTAACAACAAATGGTTCAGGAGTAATGACCTGGGCAGCAATTGGTTCCAACTCTATAACTGATGGAGATGTGACAACTGCTAAGTTAGCAAACGATTCGGTTACTGGCGATAAGATAGCCCATAACGTAGCTTTAGTTGGAAACCCAACTACAACAACTCAAGCTGAAAGTGACAATACTACTAAGCTAGCAACAACTGCTTATGTTACTTCAAAAATTACAACTCTTATTGGTGGTGCGCCAAGCACACTAAATGATCTTAACGAATTAGCTGCAGCAATTAATGATGATGCTAATTATAACTCAACTTTAACTACAGCTCTTGGAACTAAAGCACCACTTGCTTCACCAACATTTACTGGAAACATTGGTATGCCTGCTGGTTCTATTGACCACGGATTCTTAGCTGCCGACTGTGTTGATGGAGATAACATTGGTGATGGTGTAATTAATAGTGAACACTATGCTAATGCAAGTATTGATTCCGCACATATTGCCAACAATACAATTACTGCTGGTAATATAGCCGCAAATGCTATTGGAACAAGTGAGATGGCGGCAAACTCAGTAGACTCTGATGCTTACGTTGATGGAAGTATTGATACAGCACATTATGCAAATGGTTCAGTAACAGGTGTTAAGTTACATGTTGACAGACGTAGTACAGGTACAGGTACAGATATATACTCAGGTAACAATCACGACTATACTTTCTATGATGCTGACGTAGGTATTCGTTGGCACACAAACAACGCAGAAGATATGAGGCTTACAGATGCTGGTGTTTTACACGTTGATGGTGACATAGTTGCTTTCTCATCTACAACACCTTCAGACGAAAGATTAAAGCACGACATAGAGCCAATTACAGATGCCTTATCTAAAGTAGGGCAGTTAAACGGTTGCACTTTTATTTACAACAATGAAAACAAAAGGTCTGCTGGACTTATTGCACAAGATGTAGAAAAAGTATTACCTTCAGCAGTATCAGAAATGGAATTGCCTTTACAACACGATGATGGCATAGCTTACAAAACTGTTCAGTATGACCAAACAATTGGTTTACTAGTTGAAGCAATCAAGGAGCTTACTGCTAAAGTAGAACAACTGGAGAATAAATAATGGCAGTACAAAGTAGTGGAGCAGATTTATCAATTACAGATGATATAGTTGCTGAGTTTGGAGGTTCAGCTCCACACGCTATAAGTGAATATTATGGTGGTGCTGGTCTTGTTCCAGCAGGGGCAAACGGAGATGTGCCAACATCAGGTCAGATAGCATTTAGTCAGATGTATGGTACTGTTGCTGCAACAGTAATAACTATTTCAAGTAACACTAGTAACTACAATATTAAGACTGCTAACGCTTCGGCTGGTGGCGATCAAAGCACACCTGTAATTCTTACTATTAATAGTGGTGTGACAGTTAGCTCTAGTTCAACCTCTAATCCAGCAATGAAAACAGATACAGGTTGGGCAAATGGAGTATCAATAACTATTATTAATAATGGTACTATCATAGGAAAAAATGGTGCTGCGGGTTCGCAAGGCTCTACAGGATCAGCAGGTGCTACTGGTTCCACAGGATCAGCAGGTTCAAATACAACACATAATCCATCTTCAGGTGGTGGTGCTGGTGGACATGGAGCAAATGTATGGTCATATTTATATGCTGGTGGCCCATATAGTGGTGGCGGAGGTTCAGCAGGAGCAGCACATTCAGGATCAGCAGGTAGTGCTAATAATGGAGCAAATGGTGGAACTGGAGTAACTGGGGCAACTGGCGCAACTGGCGCAACTGGAGGAGCAGGTGGAATAGCTTTTCAACATTCACAGACTGCCGATAATAATTTATCCGTTGTATTCTCTACAGCAGGAACCCGGACAGGGGGAACTGGAGGAGCAGGAGGAGCTGGAGGAGCAGGTGGCGCAGGAGGTTCGGGAGGATCGGGAGGCGCATATGGTACTGCTACATTTAAAGGAAATGGTGGTGGCGGTGGCGGTTCTGGACTTCATGGAACACATATTACACCAGCTGGTGGTGGTGGTGGTGGTGGAGCAAATGGCGGAGCAGGTGGCGCACAAATTTGTTATAACCCATCTTTATGTAGTGGTGCAGCAGGTGCTGCGGGTAATGCAACAACGGGCGGATCAGGAGGAGCAGGAGCGCATGGAGGTACTGCTGGTGGTAATGGTGGTAATTTACAAGCAGCTGGTTCTAATGGTAATACTGCTGGAGGCTCGGGCGGTGCAGCAGGTTCTACTGGCACTACAAATGGTTCAGCAGGTTCTACTGGTTCGGGTGGTTCGCAAGGTTCAACAGGTTCAGCAGGCTCTACAGGGTCAGCAGGCGCGGTATTAAGTGGAAACACAAGTCAAATTTCATAGGAATTAATTATGGCAGATTTAAAAGCAAGACGAGTTTTGGGAGGCAGATATACTGCTAGTGATACTATTGAACTCCAGTTTACATATACAGGAGATGCCCATTCTTGTGATCAATATGTAGAGGTTATAAGTGGTTCAACAGTAACACATGGAGGTGGAGCAACAGCAGCTACACCATTACATTATAAATCAACAGCAACAGATGCAGATAGTGATGGTGTAATTGATTATGCCACATCACAAATGCCTATAACACAATCAGCAAGAGGCACAACAGTAGTTAAAGTTGTAGCTGATATTTTATTAAAAGCTGATTATGATACTTGGAAAACAGCACAAGATACTTGGGTAGATACTTATGTTACTTCTGCTGATGGTGAAGATCCGGTCATAGCAGCAGGTGCGCCTAGTTCTCCTACTTATCCAACAGCTACAACATATAGGTCAGGCGAAATATCTTTAGAATGGGCAGATGATACATTTGTTTAATAGGAGTAGAAAATGTCTAAAACCATATTATTAATTGTGGCACTTATATTCTTAGCTGGGTGTTCAGTCTTTCCAGATAGAACAACTGTATCAGCTTCTAGTAAAGCAAATAATTTAAGCAACCCCTCAGTAAAAGCAAGTCAAACTTTTAAATGGACTAAAAAACAATGAATGGAATGAAGATGCCTTTGGCACTAATAATGGCGATCGCTATTCAAGCGGGTGGAATGCTTTGGTATGTTAGTAAGATAGATAGCAAAGTTGAGATCATGTACTCCAAATATGAACAAGCTAATCAAGAAGCTGTTTTAGAAAATCAAATAATGATGCGTTTAGATCTTGCTAATGTTGTTGAAGGTATGGCAATAGGGCATGAACAAATTGAGCAGCTTACTCAAATGGTTGAAGAGCTGCGTCAAAAAACTTCAAAGTTGATTAAAGCTAAAAACAATCAAGGCAATGCTATTCAAAAACTTAAAAAACAAATTAAATTAAAAGAAGATAAGAAAAAGAAAAAGAAGAAAAAGAAAAAGGACAATGACGCAGCATGACTAAGGGATTAGCTATTCTTCTTGCTTGTGTAATACTAGGTTTTCTAGTAGCTATAGTATTTGGTGTTGAAGCCGTTAGGTGCAAACCACCATGTATATAAATGACAGAAATAGAAAAGAGTACGCTCAGATGGAGGTGGACAGCTTTAATCCTTTATCTTTTAATTTGCTTTTACGACTTTATTTTTGTGCCAGTTTGGTACGGACTTAACAGGCCAGATATATCACAGTTTATGGATATTATAAATTCAACAGAAGCTACGATCGTTCAAATGGAGCTTATGAAATCGCTCACAGGGCAGCATTCTCCATTCACGCTTATGAATGGCGGACTCTTCCACTTGGCCTTTGGCGCCATTCTTACAGGTTCTGCTGTAGGACTTAATAAATAGGATCATTATGAATACTTGGACAGAAGCTTCATTTAATAAGATCCAACTTCTGGCTACCCTAGCTGCTTTATTAATAGGCGCTTCTATGTATGTGTCAGAAATCGAAAAAGATGTTGCAGTGCTTGAAGCAAATCAAGCAGCAATGAAGTCCCAGATCGCTGAATACCAGGCTGATAACAAAGCCATGTTCAATCGGATCGATGCGAAGCTGGACAAAATGATAGATATTATTCACCAATATAAAAAGGAGTAACCATGGAAAAGATAATTGAATTAGCAAAGAAAAATAAATCTTTATCAATATTCATAGCGATAGTAATCGTTGGTATGTTGGTCAATTTAATAGGCTAATGTTTGGCCTTCCCTTAGAGGTTATCACAATGCTCGGCAGCACGATTGGCGGGGCAGTGATGCGAGTATGGTCCCAATCAAAAGCTGACAAAGCTGAACAATGGAAGATGGCCCTGGAAGCTGGAAGAGAAACTGAGCTTTCAAGATCGGCAGCTAGAGATTGGAGTACACCTCATGCAAACTGGACCAGGAAATTTCTGGTTGTTTGCTTTATGGCTATGGCTATGTTTTTACTCATTGCTCCATTGCTTGGTCAAAGTACCCAGGTCCCGATCATATCAACTGAAGGTTTTAAATTACTCTTCCTTGACTTCACTCACGAAGTTACGGAGTACATTCAACTAGAGGGACTTGTCACTCCAGAGTGGCTGAGTCATTCAATTATGGCAGTCGTAGGTCTATATTTTGGGAGCTCAATAACCTCAAGGAAATAATGGAACATCTACTAGAATTTTGTAATTCAGATTCACAAAGAACTAAAGTTAAGTTATGGTGTCAATTAAGATCTGTTAAAAAAGTTGCAGCAACTTTAGGAATAGCTCATCAAAATGTTAGTCAAACATTAAGGCTTCTTAAAAAGAGAGCTGCAGCTCAAGGTATTGCGCCCGAAGCTGATATGAGTCACCTGGCAGCAACTGGTTTTAATGTTAAAGGAGTATCAACTTTATATGGCGATGAAGGCCAGGTCAAAGTCCAATGGGTTAAGACTCAAAAAGATGCTGCAGATCCAGAAGAAGTTGCCAGGGTGTTTAATGAAATGTTGTCAGATTTTTCTGCTGCGCCTGTGTCCCCCCCTAAAGAAATTGAATCAGATCTTCTTGCAGTTTATCCAATGGGAGATCCTCATATTGGAATGCTGGCTCATAGAGAGGAAGCTGGAGAGGACTTTGATCTCAAGATAGCGACCAGGGACTTACAGAAAGCAACTAAGATGTTAGTTGAAAGATCTCCTAATACTGATGAGGCAGTCATATTGCAGCTTGGAGATTTCTATCATTCCGATAACCCACAAAATAGAACAGAGCGAGGAGGTAATGCTTTAGATGTAGATGGCAGATGGCACAAAGTTTTAAAGGTAGGTATTAACTTAATGATCGAGCTTGTTATGTCCGCATTATCTAAACACAATCACGTCACAGTAAAAAACATCTGTGGCAACCATGACTCTAATTCTGCCCATTTCCTGGGGATCGCAATGGAAGCTTACTTCAGAAATGAACCTAGGGTAACAGTTGATACTTCACCATCTAAGTATTGGTATTACGAATTTGGAAAAATACTAATCGGCAGCACACATGGTGACACTGCTAAACCAGAAAAGCTCCCAGGAATAATGGCAGCAGATAAACCGAAGGAATGGGGGAAGGCTGAATTTAGATATTGGTACACTGGTCATATCCATAACAAACAAGCAATGGAATTTCCTGGTGTACTCTGGGAATCATTTAGAACTCTAGCTGCGAAAGATGCCTGGCACTCTTCTATGGGATATAGATCCGCGCGTGACATGAGCTGCATAATTCATCATAAAGACTATGGTGAGATCGGAAGGAACACTGCTTCTTTACAACTTATAAGATCTCAGTAGACCAATCCAGGGCTTTTTCAATATATCCAGCTTTGTTAGTTATATCAGTTGGTGTTCCATACATAGCTGAAACTGAGCTGGCCCAACCACCTAATTCTTTTCTCATATCTTCTGGACATTCAACAGATCTTAGCCTGGTAGTTAGAGTATGACGGAATGAATGTGACGTTGGAGATCCTGGTCCTAAAATTCTATTCAGTCGATTATTAATATTAGCATTCGCAGTATTTTTACCATTGTGTTTTAATAACCACCTGGGAAAAACCCACTCTTCTGATAGATCTAAACAACGAGCTGCAGCCAGGGAAGAACCAACCAGGGGAAGAATCCTTTGAGAGCTTCTAGTCTTTAGCGGACGCATAGGATTTTTATGTATGACAACATGAGGTATGGTTCCAAGTTTAATATCCTTAGAAGCCAAACCTATTGCTTCAGAAGATCTCATTCCTGTGTCAATTAATAATCCTATGATCTGTTCAGTTTTATTAATAGATCCACCAACAATATCTCTGACCAGGTTTAGTTGATCCGAAGTAAAATCATCGCGCTCGTCACTATCAAATCCCTCTTTTGGTATTCGTAATTTCCGGAATCTATGAAAGTGATCTATCTCATGCTCTTCAAAGACTAAATTAAATACTGCGCATATAGAATTAAACTCTCTGCGTACTGAAGTTGTTTTTACAGATCTTAAACGATCTCGTATAAAACTATTAATCTCTACCTTAGAATATTCATGTGGAGGATGATCACCCAGGTTATCAGTTAAATATCCCATGTTTCTAAATACATCTTTATAGGCTTTACTATCTTCATCTAAACCTTTAAGAAGAGCATAAGCTTCTATAAAGTCTGAAGCTGCTTCTAATTCTTTTTCTTTCTTTTTAAAAGGATCTATTCCATTAGCTATATCTTTTTTAAATCCTCTTACTGTTTCTCTTGCTTCATTTAATGTAACTTCTGGATATTTTCCCATTAATTTTTTTATTGGGAACTTAGATCCTTGCTTCTTATATTTAAATTTAAAACTAAGACTTCCACCTTGCTGCAGTGGAGCAACTCTTATATATAAGCCATTATAATCTGCAATAAATTTTTCTTTCTCACCAGGCTTTAAAGATTTTATAAACCGATCTGTAAGCATTTTATTCTCAGTGGTATCGCCAGTGGTATAGTCTACACCAAGATATAATGATTCACTTGTTATATTTTAATAGATACTGAGAGTATCAATTTCTCTTATAAGGCCCTTACAGACGTAAAAAAAGCAGCCAATAAGACTGCTTGATTCATTTTGCTTGGTGCCCGGAGCCGGAATCTATCTAATTGGATCTAACCCCGGCAGTAAAAGGTTTGTGAAATAATTTTAAGATCAGTGGTATCGCTAGTGGTATTCATTGATCTAATTTGGGGTAGCTACACACTCATCTAAATACTCTACCATTTCACTATAAATCCACCGCTGACTTCCAGCCACTGTTCGTGATGGTGGTATTTTACCAGTTTTCTGTAATCTGTAAACAGAAGGAACAGATAGGTCTAGTAATTGTGCTACCTGTTGTACTCTTAAAAACTTATGTGCGTATTCGTCCATTTTAACACCTCGGTTTAATTTGCTTATAATCATAGACTTCGCCAGAGCAAACATTCTGGATATAGAAATCGTTTTCAAATGCTGCGTCCTGGTAATCCATCTCACCAGCGAATGCCAGGATCGCAACGA